CCCCGGTCTCATGATAACAGTGCCGGTAACTGCCTCTAGAATTATTCTAGCCACTACAAAGGGGTTCAGTTTTTACCACCCAAGTCTCTCCAGCTTCAAAGAAGATTAGGATAAGAACATGGTGCAAGATAAAAGCATCATAAATATGTAGTAGTTACTTAGTAAATTCTTTAGAGGATTTCCCTATCCCATTTCAGGGAATAGGTAGGTAAATAATTCTTCGACGAGTCGTGGACTAAGTCACTTACAGGTATTAACCGTGTCTCGTGACAGAAATCTTGTTCCATTCCTACGATGCCCTGGCTATATTTCCAGACATTAGCATTTTTACATAGGATATTTAGATTCCACAATTTCTTTTTAATTTCGGTAGGTTTATCAAAATAAACTCTTATATCACCAAAAGTAACATTCTTGTCGAATAGGAGCGCAATAGTTAACATTTTATAGGTTCTTGCAAATTCGTCGGCGATGTCGACATAGTCAGACCCATTATGTATCTTTTCGTAATAGGCTACCCCTAACCATTCAATCTGTTCTAAGTATTGTTTTCTGACAAACTCGTGCATTTTCCACTGAGTAAGGCCTTTCGGCAAATGAGGCGTTAATGTAGGATCAGTACCCATATTCTTACGAATTTTATAGGCAGCTGCAAGGTCGAGGCTCCGGAACGTTTCAAAACGATTATCCAGTCCAATCCCACCTAGCCATTCAGGCATATACCATTGAGAACTGAATTCCCCCTCCGTCACAAAGGAGACTGAGTTCAGAACAATTTCATGGATTTTTAAAAACTTTTTATGCGTACGACGTAAAATGTAGTCGTGCTGAGGAGCTGTTCTCATGAGCTCCCGATGAATCGCGCCAAATGTTTCTAATGGCTTAAGAAGATCTTTATAACCTGATTTAGATTGGGAATATAATAGCCCAAGATTAACATGCGGTCTTGAAACCCATGTATTATCAGAAAGTCGATCAAACAGCTCAGAATTCATAACACACATTTTAGTAGAAAAATAAGTTTTTCCTATTGAGGACTCAAGTCCACCAAACTTACAGATTCGTTCCCAAGATTCACGAATGTAATCTTTATGACCGGGGAAAGTACAATCATCACCATTTATTCTCAACCTGGCTAGTTTTCCAGG